CAACACCAACCAGAAGACATTCTCTCAATATTTCCCAGCATCTACTGCTGCGAGCGATATTATGGCGTATGTCGTAGACGATCCCAATGTATTGTTCCGCATGCAAGCGGACGGGTCTTTGGCCCAGACAAACCTTGGGAATAACATTGACGTAGCCTACACGGCTGGTTCAACAAGCATTGGTAGAAGTAAAAACGCTGCCGATGCGAGCACCGCAGCAACAACTGCAACATTACCTTTCCGGGTTGTTGACTTTGTTGACGGGCCAACCAGCGCAGTGGGGGATGCTTACACGGACATCATTATGAAGTTCAACGTTGGGCATCAGTACGACAACACTACCGGCATCTAAGGAGAATTTGAGCAATGGCAATTTCAAGAGCGCAAATGCTAAAAGAACTCCTGCCGGGGCTGAATGCTCTGTTCGGTTTGGAGTATGAGAAGTACGAAGACGAACACACTCTCATTTATGAGACTGAAAGTTCTGATCGTTCTTTTGAAGAAGAAGTGAAGCTGTCTGGATTCGCTGCTGCACCTGTTAAAGCTGAAGGCGCTGCCATCAGTTATGACTCTGCACAGGAATCTTTCACGGCTCGTTACAACCACGAAACCATCGCTATGGGCTTCGCTATCACCGAGGAAGCAATGGAAGATAACTTGTATGACTCATTGTCTGCACGTTATACCAAGGCTCTCGCTCGCGCTATGGCATACACTAAGCAGGTTAAAGCGGTATTCCCGCTTAACAATGGTTTCTCCAATAGTTTCCAGTCAGGTGACGGTGTAAACCTGTTCACTGCGTCTGGTGACGGCGTAACTGGTGGTGATGGTCACCCCTTGGTTAACGGTGGCAAAAACAACAACCGGCCTACAACGGCTGCTGACCTTAACGAAACGTCTTTGGAAAATGCGATTATTGATATCGCTGCTTTTACTGACGAGCGTGGTCTGTTGATTGCTGCGCGTCCTCGTCGTTTGATCATACCACCCGCTTTGATGTTTACGGCAGATCGACTGCTAGAAACAACTCAGCGAGTTGGCACGGCAGACAACGACATCAACGCTATTCGTAACATGGGTGCAATCCCCGAAGGTTACAGCGTTAACCACTATCTGACCGATAGCAATGCTTTCTTCATCATTACTGATATACCTAATGGTATGAAGCATTTCGAGAGAACCGGACTGGAGACCTCGATGGACGGAGACTTCGATACTGGCAACGTGCGCTATAAGGCGCGTGAGCGTTACAGCTTCGGTGTATCTGATCCGCTGGGCATTTACGGATCGCCCGGATCTAGCTAAACCTAAGGGGGGCGCGAGCCCCCTTTTTGTTGTATGCTTGTTTTATGCGGCCGGTTACGAGTGGAATCGGCAGGGGAAAAGGTGGGAACAGGATATAGCCTTAATGGCGGCGGCCCCAATAGTAGCTTACGCCCTGACTCCAACCACTCATCAATTTCATCCTGACAGATGTTTCATGTGAAACACTGACACTAGCCAAGACAGGAGAACACAATGGCTAACACAACCTTCTCAGGAGCAGTCCGCTCCGAAAGCACTTTTAAGACAGTTAGTAAGAACAGCACCACTGGCGCAATCACTGAAGTTTCAACGCTTGGTGATGGCCCCGTTAGTCTTGCTGATTCTAGCGTAACGTTGACTAATGCCACCCATAGCGGAAGAATACTTTTAATCTCGGACGGTGGCCAAGACAATACTTACACTCTGCCTGCACCAATCGCTGGGTCTGTGTTTAAGTTTGTTTATGCAGGTGGCGCAGCTGATGCCACGGATGCACTCATTGTCACTCCGGGAAATAGCAACTTTTACATTGGTGGAGTTACTTTTCTAGATACTGACGGTAATGCAATTAGCAGCGTGTTTTCTAACGGCAGCTCAAACAGCAGCATCCAATTGAATGTGCCAGCGGGATTTGAAGTTACTATCGTTGGTTTGAATACGACCAACTATCAGATTTTCGGTAACGTAACGAGTACAACTGCTCCTGCCTTTGCCGATCAATAATAGGAGGTCGATATGGCTGATGCAGTAGCTACACAAACAATTCAGGACGATGGTAAGACGGCAATCTTTCGTTTTACCAATGTTTCTGATGGCACTGGTGAATCGGCTGTTGTTAAGATCGACGTTTCTTCTTTGGCTCCAGACCCCATGACGAATGCGGCATGTTCGTCGGTAACACTTCAAAAGATTTACTACACCACTATCGGTATGGGTGTGAAGGTATTTTTTGATGCAGACACCGATGTGCTTGCTTGGCAGCTCAATGCGGACTGGACTGATACGTTAGACTTCTCAGATTTTACCGGCATACCTAATAATTCAGGCACCGGTAAAACTGGGGATATTGCTTTTACAACGGTTGGTCATTCGAGTGGTGACGTTTACAACATTGTCATTCAAGTATCTAAGAGTTACGCATAATGGCGGCAAAGAAAAAAGCTCCGGCTAAGAAAAAGAAATCAACAGTTAACAAGGCTGGCAATTATACAAAACCTGCTTTGCGTAAAAGGCTGTTTAATCAAATTAAGGCTGGAGGTAAGGGCGGAAAGCCCGGTCAGTGGTCTGCGCGTAAAGCGCAGATGCTGGCTAAAAAGTACAAAGATTCTGGTGGGGGCTATCGAGATTAATGGCCCTTAAGAAGTCGCAGAAGTCTCTTAAGAAGTGGACTAAGCAGGAGTGGGGCACCAAGTCTGGCAAACCCTCTACGCAAGGAAAGAAAGCTACTGGCGAAAGGTATTTGCCAAAAAAAGCAAGAGAGGCTTTAAGCGACAAAGAATATGCTGCTACTTCAAGAAAGAAGAGAGCTGACACGAAGAAAGGAAAGCAGCACTCTAAGCAGCCTAAGAAGATAGCAAAGAAAACGGCGAGGCATCGCAAATGAGTTTAACTGATGCCGAAAAAAACAGGCTTAAAAAGGTTGGCTTGTCTGGATTAAATAAGCCGAAAAGAACCCCTAAGCATCCCACAAAGAAAGCAGTCGTTGCGGTAAGGGATGGGCAGAAAATGAAGATCATCAGATTTGGTGATCAAAAAATGGGGCATAACTACTCGGCAGAGGCTCGCAAAAGCTTCAAGGCTCGCCACGGAAAGAATATAAAAAAGGGCAAGACTTCAGCCGCTTATTGGGCCAATAAAGTCTTTTGGTCCGGCAAAGGCGGCAGCAAGAAAAGTCCTCCTAAAGGCCAGAAGCAAAAATTCGGTAAAGGCTAATGGCTATTAGTCGCGCTCAGACGGGCAAACAAATTCAAAACGCTCCCGGTAGCAAAAAGAAAAAGCAAGCTAAGGTCTCCAAGGTTATGAAGGAGTTCAAGAAAGGTAAGCTTAAGTCTGGGGGATCGGGAAAGAAAGTTAAGAAAAGAAAGCAGGCAATAGCAATAGCTCTATCTGAAGCAGGTCTTTCCAAAAAGAGGAAGAAGTAGATGGCCACTAGCGGGACATTCGCATTCAACTTAGATCTGGGCGAGGCCATCGAAGAAGCTTTCGAGAGGGCTGGCTTAGAGCTTCGTAGTGGGTATGACTACAAGACTGCTAGAAGAAGCATTGATCTGCTCATGCTTGAGTGGCAAAACCGTGGGCTAAATCTGTGGACCGTTAAGTTTGGTACGCAAGCTTTAACCGCAGGCACTGGTTCTTACACTCTGGATGGTAAGATATTCGATATTGTAGAGGCATTTCTACGAACAGACGCAGGAGACACGGATAGTCAGTTTGACCAAAGTATGAGTCGGATATCTGTCAGTCAGTACGCGCATCTGTCGAATAAGCTAACTCAATCGAAGCCATTAGAGTATTACGTTGAAAGGACTCCAACAGGTATTGTTGTAAACCTTTGGCCGGTTCCAGATAGCCAAGAGACTTACACCTTTGGCTACTACCACATGGAAAGGATCGAAGATTCTGGCAAGCCAGCGAGCAATAACATGGACATACCAGCTAGGTATCTACCATGTTTAGTTTCTGGGCTTGCATATAGTCTGTCTGTAAAATACCCAGAAGCATCAGCAAGATCTACTCTACTTAAGGGTGAGTATGAGGAGCAATGGAACCTTGCCTCTGATGCAGCAAGAGAAAAGGCTTCCTTGTTTATTGCGCCGGGAGGATATCAGTTTTGAGTTATGCAAGCGGCAAATATGCTTTTGGTTATTGTGACAGGACGGGGTTTAGATACCCCAAAAAAGATCTTGTTCCTCAGATTGTAAACCAAAGACCGACAGGCTTATTGGTTGGTAAGGACGTTGTAGATCCTGATCAGCCTCAATTGCAGCTAGGTAGGGTTAGGGTGGACGATCCGCAGGCTTTGAGAAATCCAAGGCCAGATCAATCTTTAGAACAAAGCAGAAGATTTTTTGCGTTTAACCCCGTAGGTGGTGGCGTTACTGCATTAGGCAGCAGAACCGTTGGCTTAGATATTGAGGGCCAAATAGGAAATGTAACGGTGACAACGTAATGGCATGGACGTTTACAACCCTTAAGCAGGCGATTCAAGATTACACGCAGAATAGCGAAACGACCTTTGTCAACAACCTGTCTGTAATTATTACGCAGGCTGAGGACAGAATACTTAAGTCTGTTCAGTTGCCCGACTTCAGAAAGAATTCTACCGGGACTACTACGTCAGCCAATCAGTATCTATCTACGCCTAGTGATTTCTTGTCTCCGTATTCTTTAGCCGTAGACAATAGTGGCTACGAGTATTTGATGTTCAAGGACGTTAACTTTGTCAGAGAAGCGTATCCACAGTCCTCGACGCAGGGTGTGCCTAAGTATTATGCGCTGTTTACAGACTCAAGCTTTATTCTTGGCCCAACCCCGGCCAGCAACTATACGGTAGAGCTGCACTATTTTTACAAGCCAGAGTCTATTACGGTGGCTAGTTCAGGTACTAGCTGGCTTGGCGATAACGCAGAGAGCACATTACTGTATGGTTCTCTATACGAAGCGTATACTTTCATGAAAGGAGACCCCGACATGATGCAGTTGTACGCAGGAAGATATGAAGATGCCCTTGCCAAGTTGAAAGCTCTTGGTGAGGGTTATAGTACGACAGACAATTACAGATCTGGATCTGTCAGGGTTGCTCGATAATGTTTGATATCTCAGTAGCGCAGGTGGGCACTGTAGAGGTAAAGACAACAAATCAACAAGGGTTTTCGATAGAGCATTGGGCTGAACGGGCGACTAACTCAATTATATCTGTTGGAGGCAACAGCCACCCATTAATATCTGAGCAAGCCGAGGTGTTCAAGGATCAGATTCGGCATGTCATTGCTTTTTATATGCAAGAAGCTATCAACAGCAACAAGACAACGATGATGGCAGAATTAGAATCCAAGGGCTATCCAGAGATAGCAGACATAATCAGGAGTTTGTAATGTCTATTACACAAGCAATGTGTACTTCATTCAAAAAAGAGTTGCTGACTGCAACGCACGATTTTTCGGCTGCAAGCAACGTATTTAAGCTGGCGCTGTATACGAGTAGCGCGTCTTTAGATGCGGCGACCACTGCATACACTTCTTCTAACGAAGTTAGCGGTACAGGGTATACGGCAAAGGGGGCATTCTTAACAAGCGTTACCCCTACAAGTTCTGGCACTACGGCCCTGACGGATTTTAACGACCTGACATTTTCATCAGCATCAATTACTGCGAGGGGAGCCTTAATATATAACGAGGCCGCGAGTGGAGACCCAAGTGTTTGTGTGCTGGACTTTGGTGCTGATAAAACGTCCACCGCTGGTGACTTTACTATTACATTCCCTACAGCAGACGCGAGCAACGCAATCATTAGGATTGCATAGGGTTAGCATGTGGCTGATGTCACGGTTGCGTTTCAGGGCTGGAATAGCTCGAATCAAGGCTGGGGTGAGGCTGGCTGGGGTGAAAGCGTTCCCCTCGCTGGTGCAACAACGCAGCTCGGCTCTGTCACGGTTGCAGCGGGTGCAAACGTTTCTGTTACTGGGGTATCGGCAACAGCATCTCCCGGCAGCGTTACGGTCACGGCAGACGCAAATGTATCACCTACTGGAGTCTCTTCGACAGGATCTGTCGGGTCAGTTTCAGTCGCGGCAGATGCAAACGTTAGCCCGACAGGAGTCTCAGGAACATCGGCTCTCGGCAGTGTTTCGGTATCCGCTGGCGCTAATGTCTCGGTTACGGGCGAAACTGCCACAGGCTCTGTTGGATCGGTCACTGTTACAGGAACTGCGGTTGTTTCTCCGACAGGTGTTGCTGGAACTTCGGCAGTCGGCAGTGTCACGGTGGGCGGCGATGCAAATCTATCGGTTACGGGCGTTTCTGCGACAACTGCGCTCGGGACTGTTAGCGTTGCTGCTAATGCTGGCGTTTCGGTTACTGGAGTTTCTGGGACGGGGCAAGTCGGAACAGTCCTCATTTGGGACGATATTATTCCAGACCAAGATGCAAACTGGCAGAATATTGCAGCAAGTCAGACGCCTAGTTGGTCAGACATTTCAACAACTCAAACACCAAGCTGGTCGAGCATTGACGATAGTCAAACGCCGAGCTGGTCGGAAATAAATGATAGCCAAACACCAAATTGGCAAGAGGTAGCGTGATGGTACGCAAGGTAAATAAAGTTATTAAAGGGCTAGAAAAGGCTTCTAAAACCCACAAGAAGCAAGCCGAAACTCTTAAAAAGCATGTTGCTTCAATGAAAAAGCCCAAAGCAAAATCTCGGAGAAAGTAAATGGCTACTTACGTTAATGATCTACGCCTCAAAGAGATCGCCACTGGAGACGAAGCAGGAACGTGGGGAACTTCCACAAATACCAACCTTGAGTTGATTGGTGAAGCTTTAGGGTATGGCACTCAAGATTGTTTTAGCTCAGACGCAGACGCGACCACAACAGTCGCGGACGGAGCCACTGACCCTGCGCGAGCCATGTATTTTAAGGTCACTTCTTCTGCTACGTTAAGTGCAACCCGCACCCTTACCATCGCACCGAATACTATTTCGCGTGTAATGTTTATTGAGAACGGCACCACAGGTTCTCAGTCAATCACCATTAGTCAAGGCTCTGGCGCAAATGTGACGATTGCGACAGGCAAGACCGCAGTCGTTTATCTTGATGGCGCAGGCTCTGGTGCTGCCGTTGTTGACGCGATGGCGCTGGTTGATCCCGGTGTCACGGATACGCTGGCTGAGGTGCTGGCCGCAGGTAATTCATCAAGCGGCACCAACATCGAACTGACCACCACCGACAAAGTTCAGTTTCGCGATAGCGCGATTTACATTCAATCAAGCGCAGATGGTCAATTAGATCTTGTCGCTGACACTGAAATCCAAATCGCGGCTACAACGATTGACATTAACGGGAACGCAGACATTTCTGGCACCGCTTTAGTTGGTACGAGCGTAACCACACCTTTTATATCTCTAGGCAGCACAAGCAATTCCTATCAA